TTGCCTGACCAGGAGTTTTCGCCCGGTACGAATATCGGCAATCGCATGTTTGGCACGGACCGTACGGGCACTGTGCCGCGCGAGCAGATGTGGCCCGAGAAAATGATACGTTCTGGCCTGACGCTGGCCGGGGACGTGCTTTCGGGCAAGGTTCCTGATTTAGTAGGTATGCGACGCGAAGACTTCACCGACGAACCCCCGCCGCAAGGGCCGACCCAGGACAGCACGTGGCTGGGTCGAAAACTGGGACTGGCGCCAGTGGCTGTACAACCCGGCGACGAAATGATTGAACGGGCGCAGGACATGTCGGGGCTGGCCGGCGGCGGGTCGCTGTTGGTGGGGCCGGCGGAAAAGGCCGTGTTAAGGTCGGGGCCGATGCGGAACATCGACCGTACACAAACCGGGTGGACGTTTAAAGATGTGGCTTACCCACATGATAGGATGGAACGAGGGGATTGGCGAAAAGTTACACGCGCCACCGAGACGGGGGAAGGAATCCAGGAAGTAGAATTGCCCATTCGGGCGATGAACGCCACACAAAAAGCAGTCAACCCAGATTTCGCCGACACATTAGGGTCAGGCAAAAACGATCCGCCGTTCGTTATTAAGAAAGATGGACAATACTTTGTGCAAGACGGCCGTCAGAGATTGGTAGCGGCGGCAGGTGCTGGAAACCAGACGGCTAAAGTCAGATTGGTGGACCTTGACCCACCCACCACGGACCCTGCGCAAATGCGTCTGCTTTCTGATACTTCCCAGCCCGGCGCCGCCGTTTCAGCCCTGGGCAACGCTGGCAAGGCCCCCGTCTTCTATTCCGCCCTTAGCAAGGCCGTCGACGTCGCCCCTCACGGCGCCATTCCGGCCGAGCAATGGGCCGGCTGGGTCAACAACCAGAAGGGTCTCAAGAAGGAGGAAATCCAGTGGACCGGCCTCGACAAGTGGCTGGAAGGTCAGAAGGGTAAGAAGGTCACTAAGGAAGACGTGCAGGCGTATCTCGACGAACACCGGGTCGAGATTAAGGACGTGACGAAAAGCGACACCAGTGCTAAGCACGCCAAGTGGCAGTTGCCGGGGGGTGGGAACTACCGGGAACACCTGCTGACGTTACCTGAAAGGCGGCCCTATACGGGGGCTTCATTCCAGGACTGGGTTAAGAGAATTTATGGCAAGGACGTTGACAGTTACCCCAGTGACAAGCAGGGCTGGTTGCGGGTTCTTGGCGCCGTCGTCGAGCAGCCACGGCGCCAGTTGCTTGATCTTGCGACGCAGACGCGGGGAAATTTCATCCGCGATCGGGAAGTCGGCCGACAAGAACATTAGATCGCCGATTTCGTTGATCAGTTCAGGCGCTCCGGTGATGATCTGCACGAACGCGTTCCAGGCTTCTTGCCGCTGCGTGGCATAAGCCGGACCGGCCTGGGCTTGGACCTTGTAACGCCCGATCTTGGGATTAAGGACGGCCTTAACCTGCTCGTCAATCTTTTCCTCTTCATAAGGAGTCTTGGCCTCTGGGTCGATCATCAACATACGTTCAGTGCCGTCGCGGTCCAGAACTTGCACGACCTGCTTGGTATTGTAACAATGCGGTATCCAGTCGAGCAGGATCATGCCGGCATATTGGATACCCAACGCCTGATTGTCGATGAAATCGAACGTCAGAATTTCACCCTGGCGGTTGGACTCGTTGATGGCGCGACCAGACTTTTCCCGCTGCGGGCGTCCAAACTGGGCAGGCCCTTGACCGGACGCCATTTCAAGCTCGCGCGATGCGATCTCCATACCGGCTAGATAGGCTGACGCCTCTTTAGCCGGTTCAATGCGTTGCGGCGGTGGGATTGGGTCGCCGTCCTGGTCCTTATGCCGATAAGTCAACACGGCTTTATTGTCGACGTTGGACCTATTCCAAGCGTTTTCATTGCCCGAAATGGCCTCCACCGGAGCCATCCAGTGCGTCTTGGTGGCCATGGCGGCGGCTTCGGCTTCCGCCGACGAGTTATAGTTATACATACGCTGGGCGTCTTTCAACGTGCGTGTCAGGCCCTTCCGCTCCAGCTTGTTGTCGATGGTTCGTTCTCGGCCCACGAACCTGAAAATAGGAATGTACTGAGTCGGGAACTTGCGGCGATCCAGAATTTTATGCGCGCCGAACTTGTACAACTGTACGGACTTTATTTCCGTGGGCCGCGTCATTAGTTCGGTGTCATCAACGCCCCGACCGTTCTTGTACGCCTTTTCGATGGCCCGCAACTTGCGGCGCATGTGGCGCGGCACTTCCGACCGCAAGAACGTTGATTCCTCCGTACCCTCGCGCAGATAAACCAATTCATCCATGCGGATATTGACGCGGTAATACTCGCACAGCCGTACGTGATCGGGGCGAACCCAGTCGTCCCCTAAGCCCATGCCGAGAGGGGACGACGCCGTGGGGGCTTCCTCATTGAACTCTCGTTCGAACTCTTCGGGCGCCACGTCCTCGAACACGAACCCGTATTTTGCATCGGACCCGTTCTTATGCTTGATGTCCGGGTCCAGAAACACGTTCAAGTGGTTCTGAACGGGGGCGATGCGTAGTTCCTGATTAAACCCACGGGGGTCCGGGTAAATACTGATGACCCGCCCATAACCAATACCTCCTTCGACTTGGCTCTGCGACATGTCGTCATATATCGAGGGCGCCGTCGATTGATATTCGATGTTGCGAACTAGGGCCTCCAGGCCCTTGGCGGCAGCGAACGAACTTTCCCGACCCGCCGGCTTGACTTCAATGGCCGCCTTGTTCTGCCTACCGTCGTTGACCACCAGATTGATGTGGTTCTGAACCTTGTTGATGGTCAAGGCGGGACGACGAGCCAGCATACGGTCCCGGCGAAGGTCGTCCGGCCATTGCCAGCCGTTGTCGGCATCGCCGTTGGCGAATTTCACGTCCTGAATGTACAGGTCACGAAAATTCGCTTCCCAAGCCGAACAATACTGGAAGCGCTCGTACGCCTCAGTAAGGATTTCCAAATCCTCTTCCGACATTTCACGGGGCTCGTCGCTCCCCACGAGGATGTCGCGCCGTACGTCGGCATGAGCGATGCGCGCCGTCTCCGCCTTGACTGGCGAGTTCCCCGGATCGCTTGTAGTCTTGCGAACAGCTTTACGAGCGGCCATGTCATCGCATCCATGAAGTCGGCGCTTCCGCCGAATTGTACGTGTCCTGCGTAAAGTCTTCTAGTTCGCTGCCATCGTCAATCGACGCCAGATCGCCCCGCAGACTCAGGGCGTAGTGCCCAAGAGAGTCGGCCGGGTGGGACGCCCAATTGTGTAAAGGCTGTTGCGTCCTCTGCTTCGTCTTCTCGTCGACGCCGAATTGGTAATGCTGCAGTCCCAGCACGCCCTCATCAGTCTTGCCCTCCGCAAAATACAGGCGGGGGAAGATGGCCCGCACGGCGTTGATGCGCAGCATGGGAGGTACGGCCGGAATGGGCTTAGGTACGCGGTCTTCACCATAGGCATCACGCGCCTGCCGCAGAACTGAGTGCTTGGCCGAAATAACCTTGTGCTTGGCATCATGGGGTAGAATGATCTTGGCTATGCGATACTTACGCGCCTCGATTTCTTCCAGGTAGTGCGTAAAATCAAAGCCCGTGTTGCCGTAATAGTCGATGGCCGCGTGATCCATGCCGAACTGCTGCATGAACCACAGCGAGCAGGTGTCCGCACGGCCAAGGTCAAACGCCACCGTAACGGGCTTAGTCTTGTCGTACTTTATATGGGGACTGATACGCGGGGGGTTATCCAACAACGCCGCTGCCAGTTCTCGGGCGTAAATGGCTCCGGACAGAGCGGCCCGCGTCTTACCGCACCAGACAGTAAGGTACGAATCGTAATCCTTTTCCTTCATCGCCTCCATCTGGCGGCGTAGAATGTTGGGAAACCAAGGATTGTCCCAGTAGTTGATTTCGACAGTTACACATCCTTCCGGCGGGTCCAGAACCCAACGCTTATATGTGTTATCCGTCTTCAGTTCGGGGTTAAACTCGACCCATATTTCCGACCCTTGTCCAAACGGGCCGAACGGCGGATCGCGGCGCACCGTAGGCAGCAATGTCTCCCAGGCCGGGTCTGAAATATGCGTGGCCTCAAAGACGATACATATATCAATGGCCTCGTATGACTTGATCTTATTGAACTGATTCTTCAGACCCGCAAAGACGAAACGCGTACCGTTGACGCCGCGAATTTCGTTGTCGTACGGGGTATAAAAACCGCCTAGTCCCATTGCAATGATCTGGTCGCAGATCAACTTATACACGGACTCGTCGATGGACTGTTGTACCTCACGGGTGCATAACACGAACAGTGGCCGGTTGGTGCCAAGGATCAGGGCCGCCCGCACGAAGTCCCACGACTTCGACCCACCGCGCCCTCCATACAGCACCTTGTACAGCGCCGGCTGAAACAGAAACTTCACTTTCGGCGGGAACTGAATCCGGGGCCGCGACGAGGGGGCAGAATTCAGCAACGGTGCGTTCATTACTGTTGATAGCCCCACGAATTAACGTCAACTGCAGTGGCCGTCCCATTCGCCGTCGTGGTGATGGTGATCGCCGTGTTAATGGCGCTGGCCGGAATGCAAGGCGAGAACGCGGCCGCAGCCACCGTCTTCCCCACCGTGGCGGAGTTTACGTCGGTCTGAAACACCATCGACGACCCGACCAACCCGGCCACCGTGACGGGACCGACCGTAGCCGTCCCACCGATAGCCTGGACGTTAAAC